GGTTCATCAATGTAGCGTAAAGATTCTGAAGCAAAAATTAAATCTTTATCTTCATGTAGGTTCTGTTCAATGTATTCAATTGGGTTGCGTTGAAAGACCACATCTTTCACATCGGTTGTTACGATGTAGCGGTAATCTCTTGTCGTAAGGAAATTGTGCATGAACAAAAAGCGTTCAACATGGACAGGAATAGCCGATTGATGAACTAGATTGCCTTCAGAATCTTTTTGACCTGCGACAACAATAAAACCGGCATCAATAACTTTTTTGACAGTTTCTTTATCGCAGTTTAGGAGAACCAGGACTTTATCACCTTCAAAGCCTGATGCGTTGATTGAGTTAACCCAATACTTTAGTTTTGACCAATCATAGTTGGTACTTGTGCCAATTATCAAATCTTTCATAATAAACCTCAGTTGTTATAATATTACTTATGCTTCGTATAATCCTTAAATCGTTTTACTTTTTGGCCTGGAGTGGCATCTTGGTAATTTTGCCTTAGTGTATTTGTTCCCCATTGGCCAGCACCTGAAACAGGCAGAATATCTGGTTTTATAGCCTCGCTGACACTCTTATGTAACTTTGTACCGGTAACATCTTGGACATGTTTCCATGCGTTTTTGGTGTCTTTGTTCTTTATGTATTGCTGTAGTTTTTTCTTCTGGTCAGCAGTTGCCTTCTGATGAAAACGGAACATTTCCATGGCACCAATGTTACCCACATAGGCCGCCTCGTCTATTTTACTCTTAAACATTTACCCTCTGGTCAATGTAAGAATTTTTTGAATTTGTTTTTCAATAATCGGCCCACGGTTTGGCCAATGAATGTATGGCTGTGCCTGTGTCTTTAACAAATTGGTTAAAAAAGGCATAATAATTTTTTCAACTTGTTTCATTCTTGCCTTATATTCTTCAACTGTTTCATCTTTTTCGGCAATAACTGCCTGATATTCAGCTTCATCAACAGCGGTAAAACCAAAATCTTCTTCGCCATATTCTTCTAAAATTTTATTGATATCGTATGCCATTTATTTACTCCAATTTTTTGCGGCCGTAAAGTTTGCTTGACTGAATTCTAATCTATCTACAAGCTTCAAAGCACCGCCAGTTGTTTTAGAAACTGCTACAAAACCTTCTGGTGCAGTAATTCTAAATCCGTCATCGGTTCTAATAAAGGTACCAATAGATTTAATTGTTTCTAATTTACGAATAATCATTAATTTAGCATCAACCAATAAATTTTGTAAATCAAAGATTGTTTTTAAATTCATTGCAGAACTACGGAAGAACCTCATAATTTCTGTTTTCTCGGCTGATTTTTTTCGTTTTGTTTCTTCTCGTTTTACACTAGCTATTTCTTTATTTAGTTTTGCTTCCACAAAGCGAATTAGTTCTAGTGTATGAGCTCTTGTGTCAGTAATCTTTTTACCTTCACGCACTTTGGTGTTATTAAAGGTCTTAATGTATTCTAAGATTGTATCACTGGAAGCAATACGATTTAATGTTAAGGCAGGAATGGTTTGAAATGTTCGGCCTGCTAGTGATAGAATCGTTGTAATTTGTTTTGTTTCTTCTTCTGTAAATGTTGCAGAACCAGAAGCGTCAGTAAAAGAAGCATCACGGAACCAAACATCTTTGGTTGTAGCCAAACGACCAATGTCAATGTTAAAAGAAGCCTTCATATCTTCCATTTTTTGACCAGTATATGATGTATGAAACACAATACCAACTTGTGCTGCCATCATCATCTGTGCTAACTTAGAACTTGTTGGTACAGCATATACAATGGTGTTTGGTTGAAAGGTAATATAACTTTCACCATCAATTGTTTCTTTTTTCAAATCACCTTTTGTAAACATCATATCACCTTGTAATATGCCTTTGATGCCTAGTTTTGGTAGATAACGCAAGGCCATTTTTAACTTTGCGTTTAGGCCTTCAGATGGGTGATTTCTGTCAATGTCATCATCAGTATAATTTAGTTTTGCATTTTTAGCAAATATGCCTTTTGTACCAACAAAGAACTTACCATTTTCTGGATTGGTACCAGCAAATACGGCAGGTGCACCATCCCATTTTGTGGTGATATTCATTTTAGTATCAGCATGACCTGCCAACATGTTACGAAGCGATTGTAGAAAGTTAATGGCTTCCCGAGCACCAGCAACACCACGATTGAGAACTTGGTCCTCAATGTGTTCTAGGTGAAGGTTCTTTCCTTCTTTACTTTCTGTTAAATATTCTGTGAAGTTCATTTTAATATATTTTTAAAAACGGACCGTTAGTATCTCTAAATTCTTTCTTAGCACCATAATACAAAGTTTTCAACCATTCATCCATTAAACCTTTTTTTTCAATTAGAGCCCAAACATATGCCCATCTCATACAAGTTAACTTGGAAGATAAACGACCAGCCGCATAACGAGATGATTTTTCTTCTCTAATACAATAATCTAAAACATTAGAAAAATTACCAACACCAACTGTTTTGTTTTTGTAATGAACTTTCATTGGACCAAAATCAATGTCTTTTTTATTAACTTTAAATTTTTTTAATTCTTTTTGAAAATCAACCCAATACTTTTTATCCTTTGGTGTCCATTTACCAACTTCTGGAATGTGTGGGTCTTTAGTTGGATTAACAGGTCTAACAACACCTAACTTAGCACGATATTTTACAAAGAAATCATCAATAGCATCAGCTGACGCTTTACCAATCTTTGCACCAGCATCTTTACCAGTTGGTGTTAAATCTGTTTGAACACCACCACGAGGTGTTGACATATTAAAATTTCGTGTTTGCCAATTTACTAAACTTTCACCAGCTTTAAATTGACCTGCAATCTCACCATTATCTATTTCAGTTGGAGTTTTAGTGTTGGTACCAAAATTAAAATAACATTTTAGTGGTCCAACATTTTCAAGCTTCAACTCTTTTGCTTTGCCTTTACCCATATTGGATAGTTCAGCATCCGCTTTTAATTTTGTTTTTGAGATAGCCTTTAATGAAATTGGTACCAAATCTTTGGTCTGAATTAACTCTCTCATATAAGCATTAAGAGCATATATGTTGGCCATTTCTTCGGTACTCTTTGTAATAGAATCTAACTTATTTTTAATGGCAATTTCTTTAGTTTTGCGAACCATATAGATGTCAGCAGGATCCCAATTGTCTTTAGTTGAAACACCACATCTTTCTTTTGCAATCGTTTCAATATAGTCCATGAAACCATTTTTCTCATCACGAGAGTAGTTGTATCCTTTATTGTTACCAAGATATTTTTTTAAAGCCTCTGCCTGTTTAGCATATGTGGACATCCACACCTCTCTCAACTTTACATTCTTAGCTAAATCTGGATAAACTTCCACGATTGCATTAAACAATACTGTTTCTGAGGGTGGTTTAGAGGCTTCAATATAAGCTCTAAAATAAACCTTTGAACCGTTTTCTTGTTTTGCTGTTTCTATTGCATTACCAGCCATTTAATACTCCATTAATTAATAGGAGTATTTATGTTAACACAATTAACGAATAATGTCAATAGGTTTATCACCAGTCCAAACTTCCATTTCTGTTCTCAATCGGTTCTCAGCCTGAAGTGTTGCATATCTACTACAAGCCTTTTTTCTCCACCATTCTACTAGATTCACCAGGTGAAATTTATCATAATTCTCTTTATCTTTTATTAGTTTATCTGTTTTACCAAGAACTACATCTTTGAAGTTGGAGAACCCATAGTTAGAATAGTAATAGCGCTTTTGTTCAGTCAGGCCTTTAGCCTTCTCAATCGTGTTCATAAACAAGTCATAATCACTCTTATGATTCTTTAATGCTGCTTTAGTCATAGCAATAATCGTGTTACTTATTTTCAGTTTACGAGAACTGGCATCGGCAGGCACAAACTCACCAACAATATCTTCAACATAGTTCTTTAAATCTTCATATGGTTTGCCATGCATCATTGGCAAAAAGTTTGATTCAGTTACACCACCAAAACGCAAATAAGGTTTCATGCCATCATATTGTGATACAGCTTTTGTGGTGCCATACAAACTTGTGGTCTCAAACAAGCAGGTATTCATCTTGTATTTTTTGTCTAATATCTCTCGCACTTCATGTGAACAACAAATAGCGGCCAGTAATTTACCGCCAAGATAATTAAAACCAAATGGTTGTGCTGGTACAATGACAAATCCCATGGCAGCAGCACGATTAAACGATTGTGCGGTTTCTAGTTCATTGGTCATTACACAACCAAGAAGTTCATTTCTTGGCTTCATCATAATTGTTGGAGAACCAAGACGAATAAACCCAACCCACTTTTGAGTTTTCTTTTCTAATACAGCCAAACGAACATTACGGCCAGGTGATGATAGATTATTGTGTGATGATATGATATCTAAGTATAGTTGCCATCTTGATGGTTCTAATTCAACAACTTCAAATTCCATATCTTGTGGATTCATTGTGAAATCACTAAACAAATCTTCTTCAGGACCACAACCTGGCAAAGCAAAAGGCATTTCTGCTAAAGCATTGAGTTTTTGCTCTCGCATATACTCATCAATACGATTGAAGTTACCAAAGTAATCTTCAAACACTTTAGCACAATGTTGGGCTTGTTGAAGATTTAAACTCATACTTTAAGGTCGTTAAATTTATTATTAAACCTTCTCTCACGATTACCAAAAGTATTCAATGGCACATCAGGAATGTTTTCATCTTGGCCAGAATCAGAGATGCCTTGTTGTGCCGATGGTTCAGCATCATACAATCTCATCTTAGACCTGTCAACACCAATCACAAATCGTTTGTATAAATTTGGATCACCATAACGATTCTTCAACTGTTTGACCAACATTTGATTGAGAGATTCTAGTTCTTCATTTGAGATTAAAGCAAACATGAAATCGGCAGTAGCAGGCAGACCAAATGATTCACTTGTATCTTCTAGGCCGACATCGGAGTTAGAATAGCCACTACGAGTTGTTTGTGTGGCAGAAACGATAGGTAGATTGAACTCAACAGCCAAACCACGAAGTTCTTCTGCAATAGATTTAATGTAGGTGTAACTGTTTACATTACCACCTGGTTTGATACGAGCAGAGGCACAAATGTTTAGATAATCAATAAAGATGATATCAGGCTTAAATGTTTTCTTTAGAGCCAATTCATTCAACAAGGCACGAAAGTGGAGTACCGAAGCACAGGCAGTTGGATACTCTTTGATGATTAATTTGCCTTGTGTTTTGTTTTTGAGAACCGAAAACTTTCTTTCATAATCAGCTTTACTAATGATACGCAATTCATCCATTGTCAAGTTCAATTGATTGGCGTCAATACGCTCAGCGATTCGTTCTTCGGCCATTTCTAATGTGATGTATAAAACATTGAGGCCTTGACTGATACAAGCAGCTGCACAATGGCACATAAACAATGATTTACCAACGCCTGTGCCTGCAAGAGCAATATTGAGTGTCTTAACTGGCAGACCGCCTTTGGTAATTTTATTGAAGATGTCTAAATCAAATTTAACCCTAGATTCTACACGATGGTAGAAGTCATATCGTGAATCATAATCTTGAATATAATCGTGACCAACATTACTATCAAATGAAACGCCTAGAGCATCACTTAGTAGTTTTGGTATTTCACCTTTGTTCTTCTTAGATTGTTTATCGTCTAGGATGCCAACAGATTCCATGATGGCATTGTAGATGGCTTTGTCTTGGCAAAACTTCTCAGTTTGCTCAGAAAGCCAAGCCAGTTCTACTGTGTCATCTTTTGTTTCTTTGATAGTGTTGAGAAGTTCAATCGCTGACCTTACTTGTGGTTCG